TATCTATCTGATTTTAGAGCCATAATTATTTTCTCCTGTAATTATTTGCTAAGTACGTTGTTTTCAAGCCATTCAGCGACACTCGCTCTGGTGGCTTCTAATTCTTCGTTATCGTTAGAGGAATCTACCAAAGTGGCTTCCGTAGTTTCTACACCTTCAAGTGCAGCTTCAGCAGCCTCTTCAGCTTCTTCAGCAACTTCTTCGGCTACAACTTCTTGAGTAGTGTCTTCAGCCTTTACTTCTTCTTCGTCTTTCTTGACAGTAGCCTTTTTCTTCATCATTGCTTCCTTCTTCTTCATGGCAGCAAGGATGATTTCAAATGTGGCATCATCAAGGTTTTCGTAAGAAGCAAGAGACTCTTCTGCCTCTTCTTCGTCGAAACCAATTTCAAGAAGAGCAGCCTTCTTTTTCATTAGAGCTTCCTTCTTTTTCATCTTATTGAGTTCTTCCATCTTTTCCTTCATGTCTTCCTTGTCTTTAGCAAGGGTGTCTTGAAGTTCAGTGATAGTAGCGTCCCTTTCAGTTGCAGCTGTTTCCAAAGCTTTAATAGCTTCTTCTTTTTCAGCCACGGTTGTTTCTAGTTTTGCGACAGTCTCATCAAGCTCCTTCGTAGAAGCTTCAGCGACTTTACCGCGAAGAGTATCATTTTCTTCTCTAACAGATGCTAGCTCACTATTAAGATCGGCAAGCTGCTTCTCTAAAAGATTAGTATCTGACATGTTCTTTTCTCCTTGTAAAAGTAAAACAGAATTATTTGAGTTAGAGCTTACACAGAAAGCCTTGCTAGCATCGAGAATGACACTTCTTGGATTAGCTGGTTTAGCAACCAAGCCTTTTCCAGAGAATGATATCTCTCTCAATGATCTGCCTATTTTATAGCCTTCGTATTCTCCATCACCACCGTAGGCACGAAGATGTTTAGTTAAAAATGCAGATCCTTCATTTCTTTCCAAAAGCTTTGCATTTCCTTCAACATCCAATAAAGCATAGTCAAACCCAGCAAACAGACACTCCATAGAAACAAACCATTTGCCTTCTTCGATTTCAGCAATGATCTGTGACATGCGGTTTCTATTTTCTGGATCAGTCCAGCTATTATATAACACAGCCTCAGTGATGATATCAAAATCATCCGGCTGAGTGTCGGAATCTATCTTGTCGCCATTACGATCAACAACATAGCTTCCTGTAATATGTCCAATGATATCATTCTCATTGTGCATAAAATTGAATTGTTTATCCTCTGGTGTGTCTCTAGCAGCCCAAGTTGCCTCAGACCTAAAGACATCATCATTTTTATTCCAACCAGTAGAAACTAAAACAGATGTGATATAATATAAATCTATCTGCTCTGGATTAGCGCTACTAGCTTTGATTTTATCTTCAATTGTAGAAGATAGAGAGGTTGGGTGATCGGCGTGTACAGCCTGAGTGCAGTACGCAATACTGGCACTAGCCTGAACAAGATCGGCTATACCGTCCTTGATTTCTTGATTGTATATTTTCATATTCTACCTCTCTTTCACAATATACACAATTTTTTACAAAAACCAATATTTATGTCAATTTCTCGACGTATAGTGCAATCACGCTTGATCTGAAATCCTCAAGAGTCATATCTTCTATAGACACGTTGGAGGTTTTCATCATGCGTGAAAACTCAGATGACATGGTTTTTTTAGTGCTAATATGTTCCCTGATAAGATTATCAGTAACATCCTCAAGAGGTAATAAGTTGGTAAATATATCAACTTTAATAGTTTCCAAAGAGCTTACTTCAGACTTAGTTAATTGTCTTAATGTCTTCTTATCATTTGACTGTAAATATGCTTGATTAATGGTATCGGATATTTGAGAAAAAGACTTATTGGCCCAAATGAAAAGTTCAGCCAATCCGGGTTTAGATTTGGGAGTTTCAACTCTTTTCTTTCTCGGACCTTCATCTTTCTTAAATAATGGTCTACCGTCTGTATCTTTAATTTCTGTGGGAAGATCAACGTTTTTATCTGGCTCGTTATCTTCTGGAGAGGTAGGTCCAGTACTAGGCTCTTCCTTTTCTGGTGCGGGGGGTGGGTGAAAAGGACCGGCTTTTTCTGGACCTACACTGTCTCTCTTGTTTAGTTCACGTTTAATTCTAATGTTCTCTATTTGAGGTATTTCTTTAAATCTCTCAAGTAAAGTCTCATGACTAATAATGTCTCTGTCAGCTAACTGAATAAGAAGATTCTTTTCAGAAGCTTCGTCAGACAAGCTCATTTGATCAAATTGGACATGAGCCTTATATCTAAAACCCATAGACTTTCTTACAATTTCAAGTTCCTTATCCCAGAACCTAACTAATTGATCTCTGCCATACTGTAGTCTTTCAACTAAAGTTTTAAGGGATATAAAATTGTTTGTAAAACCTCCACCATTTGAAGCCATGCCAGTTAGCGTAGGTGGAACCCCTAGACCAGCATATATGCTATTAAGAACAGAGCTATACTTTTCTGAGCCTAAGAACTTGTATACCTCGCTATGAGATTCAGTGAAAGAAAGTTCTGGTCCCCAGACAAGCTCCATTGTTCCTCCACCAACATTACTAGCTAGGATATCTCTGAGTTTGTTAATAGCTGATTTATTAGGCAAAATCTTATGATCTAGACTACCAAGTGTCCAAAGTCTTATGTTAGATATAGCACCATCCAATGCGGACATATCAGCGAGTCTCATCTTTTCTAACATAATAATGTCGTCCAGAATTGCATATATCAGTGGGTTTGCCCACTGTCTCCAATCGTCTTTTTTGTAGTAATGCATACTAAGACGCTCTGGATCTAAAGGGATATCTTTCTCTCCTCTAAGAAGGCTCTGCTTTATAGTTGGAGGCAATGTCTCTAATACGTGGCTAGGTATATCTCCAGCTCTGAATTTGTCAAAGAAAGAGTTGGTGGTAATAGTATAGTTTTGTAGGCCCATAAACAAAGATAAATTCCCGTCCTTCATTTTTACAGTAAGGGGGTTGAAAAAATTATATCTCCAAGGTATTTCGTCTGCTGGTGGATTGGGTAATTCAACTTTGATGTCAGAAGCCAATGACTTCATATAATCCTTCAATTGAGGCGTTATCTTGGCATAGCTCCTATACATAATAACATTTCCAGTTTTGTATAGATTGTTTAAAAATCTTTCTGATCTTTCTTTGCCGTTCACGCTCTTGAACCACTGCTTGTAAAACTTCTCTACAGTCTTGTCTCTGTGTACAATTTGAATTCCCTGACTACCAAAATCTCCCATCAAATCAATAACATTCCTGATAATGCCAACTTTATCATAAGCATCCATGCACATCTTAATGATTTTGCGTTGCTGGTTAGGTACGGCTTCGTCTGGCCTAAAAGCGTAGTAATCCCCAGCATTGAATCCCGGTTTTACTGAACGGTTAGGTTCAATATCAATAAAATGCCTATAATGAGAACCAGTAGATTTACTAAGTCCTGCGTAAGAATTTATATTATCATTAAAAGCAGACATAGCGTCAGACTTACTTTCAAAATCACCTTCGTCCCATGTTATCATTTGTTCATCATTCATATTGATTTAACCTCAATTGTATTGACAGTTGGATTACCTTAATTATTAATACACATCTTTCATAGAATCTGAGAACCAGCTGGGTCCACTATACATATTTTTATTTTCTTCAGCTGGCTTAAAACCTCCAGTTGCAAAGCCGCCGTAGAATTCGTAATCAGCTTGAGCCGGAGTTCTCTGCAAAGTCCTAGCAGCCATATTAGCCATTAAAAGAGCTGAATATCTATCTTTTCTCATCTTACTTTTCCTGCCCGTGCCGACCACAACTTGCGGGGTATCCCAACGATCACGACCGGCAGCGGTCTGGGTCATTTGTATCATTGATAACTCATCTTTAAGTTCCTCTATATCCATTATACATTCTTCTAGTGTATCAAACATTCTTCCTTTTATATTATCTTCGTGTTCAGACAATGACAATGACAATGGGTCTATAAATGGGAACAGCAAAGCCTTATCCTCAAAGTCTTTTCTCATGCCATGATTTGATTCCGCTAACCAATCGTATTTAGCAAACTGACACATTTCTAAAATATGTAATCCTCTTTCGCCATCAGTATCTTTTTCTTTATTATCGTCAATAACGGGCCATATGGGTAACTCTCCATCTTGTATCTTATCGTTATCATGCAAGGACTCCATTACTGCAACCCCACCGCCTTGGGCGTCCATAGCAATGTGTATGCAAGGAAAAAGTTTCATTAAATCTCTTATTTTCCTAGCACAATAAGAATAAAAATCAGACTCAGAAGAGTAACCCTTTTTAACTTTCTCTTTATGGTCTGATCTAGTAGTTGTCCAACAATGGACTATTCTTCTGTGATTACCATGTATTTCTAGGACTACTATGCTAAAATTGTCTACTTCAGATGCAGGGTCAACGCCAAATATATATTTACGTTGTTGATCGCCAATTAACACAGATTCAAAAGTCATAACATTACCATCTATATCTTTAATCTCATTGGTAGGAGAAACAACGCATGATTCTATCAAAGACCTTTTAAAGAAGCCTTGACTATCTCTCGTAAAGCAAGCCCCGTATTCCATTTGATAAATACCAGTGTGAACGGTGGCTTTAGACCTAGCTACTTGGTCTGCATCCATAAAACCTTTAGGTAATAATTCATAAGGCATACGAACAATTGAATACTGAGTCCAATCGAAATTCTCTGGAGGGTCTTCTCCAAATATTTCTCTCAACTTATTTATTCTACCCTGACTATGTATTATTGACTTCCATTTTTTCCAGTATGTGGCAAAATGGTTGAAATCATAGTAAGCCGTACCAGATAATATAATTTGATTGTCTTTTTTAACCTCTGTCTCTTCCTCGTCTATAGTAACGCCTAACTCTGCTGCTTTTTTTCTAGCAGCCATCTTTTTAACATTTTCTACTGGATCAGCGCTAACAGCAGCAAAGCCAGCTACAACGTTTTCAAATATCTCTCTAGGGATAGAAGCGAATTCGTCAGCAATGATATCGTTAGCTCTCTGGCCTCTGATCTTCTGACCATCTCCTAAAGGCAAGCATGTGACAGTACTATCATTCAGCCTAAGAGTACACCTGTCTGTATCTCTACGGGGGCCACTATCTCCATCGCACAAATCTCTTAGCATGGGAGAATTGCGCCAAATCGTCTCCATGTACTCAAAAAGCACCTTGGACTGTCTGAATGCAGCACCAACGACCACAACCTTTCTACGGGGCAATATGAGCGCCCTAAGCACAGCGTATAGTGATAGCATGAAAGACTTACCAAAACCTCGACTAGCTATAAGCATTGGGAATTTTCTATTCCAAATTTCTTTTAAGAATAAAGATTGAGATGGTAATAATTGTATATTCAAAACTTCCTTAGTTATAAATGATAGATATTCCGGCCTAGTCATAAGCCAAGCCAGTTTAATATTGAAATCGTCTTCTGTGACATTTAGCATTGACATAGGGTTAAATAAATCAGACTCTATCGAATCTATGCCTAGCCAAGCTTCATCAATTGTTTTTAATTTAGACTTTCCCATGTATCCACAACCTTATCTGCAAAGCCATAATTAACAGCTTCATTAGCGGTAATATACCAATCCCCAGACTTTAACTTAGTACTAAGGTAATTTTTAACTTTAGCAATAGCTCCTTTACCATATTTCTCTACAAAGAAGTTTCCTTCGACACACCTTTTCGCATAAACACTTAGCATAACGTCGCATATTTGTTTTTCGTATTTAACTAAATTTTGAACACTAAGATATTCGCCGTTTGCGGCAGTAGAACCAAAGTGAGACATGAAATAAGTATTAGGAGTAATATATCTAGTGTCAGCTGCCTGAAATATAATACTGCTCATTGATTCTACTTGACCGTATGCAACAATTGTTACATAACATCTTGACATCCTTATTGCGTCAAAAATAGCCATACCGTCTGACCATTCGCCTCCTAAGCTATGCATGTGTATTGTTACTTGATCGGAGGACTTGGCATCTAAGGCTCGCAAATTCTTTATGAAAGTATTAGACATTTTATACTCAACGCCCGGATTTTCTTCATCATTGCTGCCGTAGTGATTATGTAAGAATATCTCTCTGGATGCAATGTTGCAGCCGTAGTTATGATAATCGTACAGTATATCTTTCTCAATCATTTTATTTCTTTCTACCAATAGTATATTTTTCGTTAATTCGTTTGAAAATGCTGCTAACAGCAAGAAATGCTGTTCTTTTGTCTCCGCAGAATAGTACGTGTACGTCATTGTATAACTCAAATTCTATTAAACATTTTAACATATACCTCCCAGTAATCTTAACAGAAGACTTGCTCTTAATAGGTATTCTAGTCTTATCTGGAAATTCTAATAGATCTTCTAGTGAAAATTCTAGAACAAGAAACTTATGAGGGAAAGGTTCCATTCTTTTTATTTCATTCAAGAAAGCATGTTTCTTTGATCCTAGATTTATAGCTAATTCTTCTACACATCCTTTTCTTTCGACACATATCTTGTCTTCCATTCCCTGTATAGAATAATCTCCCGTGTCTAACTTGTGTTCTACCATGCCAGCGCAAGTATTGAATTTACCAAAGTAATATCCTTCTTGCTCGCGTGTATCTTTAATTACTGTAAAGTCAGGTGCTTGTTTGTATTTAGCCATCTTTTATAATCTCTCTGAACAGTGTTTCGTAGTGGGATTCTTTGCTTGTAATGGATTTGTGGCAGTACTTGCACAATGTAATTCCATTTGATGTTTCATATCTTAAAGAAGATGCTCCAGACCACTTGGTAATATGATGCACTTGTAAGTTCTTCTTATTTTTGCATCCCGGCATCTTACATTTAAATTTATCTCTCTTTAATACTTTTGTTCTAAAGTCTTTATATACTGGGTCGTTGTAGTTTCTCATAAGGATTGAACTTTATCTATTCTCATGTATTTATTAATTTTACGACAAAATATTCTAGCGGTTATCGAAGAATCCTTTTTAAGTATTTCGGAAATTACTCTACGTTTTATTTCTTCACAAGCTGCGTCGGGATTATCTGCTTCCAATATATACAAGGAAAAAGGGTACGAATATTCTCTAAGAGCATAATCTTGCATCTCAAAATAAACATCCGATAAATCTATTGATACTCTATAATTTTGCATCCATCATAAGTTTAATCAACCCCTCCAAATTACATTTAGGACTCCATCCCAATTTTTTTTTGGCTTTTGAATAATCACCTCTAAGGTAATCTACCTCGCAAGGTCTATAAAATTCTGGATCTATAACTATATAATTCCTCCAATTTTCTAAGCCAGCCTGTGTGAAAGCTTCATCTATGAAGTCTTCAATAGCATATGTTTTGCCAGTACATACTACATAGTCGTCGGGTTTGTCTTGCTGTAACATAAGCCACATGGCGTAGACATAATCACCAGCATATCCCCAATCTCTACAGGCTTTCAAATTACCTAGTCTCAGCTTGGGAAAACTCTCTCTGTGAATTACTATGTGATCATTAGTAAAGTCTATTGGAAAATTATCTAATGATGTGTAGGATAGCCATTTCTTAAAATTTTGTATCCATTTAATTATTTTTTGCGTAACAAAATTCTCACCCCTTCTCGGTCCTTCATGATTAAAAAGAATACCAGCACTAGCATGTACGCCATAAGCATCCCTAAATATACGAACAGTATGGTGAGCAGCACACTTAGATATTGCATAAGGTGAATTAGGCATAAACTTAGTTTCTTCATTTTGATACTTCACTCCGTTACGGTCTATATCGTAAGAGCTTCCAAACATTTCGCTGGAAGATGCTTGATAAAACTTTGTCTTAATTTGTAAATCAACTATAGCCTGTAAAATGTTTAAACATCCTTTTCCTGTAACATCCCAAGTAGTTGCTGGTTGTTTAAAAGAGGTTGCCACATGCGATTGTGCCGCTAGATTATAGACTTCATCTACATCTTCGTTATCTTTTAGTATATTCATTACACTACTAACATCTGTTATATCTCCATCAACCAATTTGAGATTTTTATTAGAAGACAGGTGCTTAATTCGTTCAGTTGTGTCTACACTGCACCGCCTCGCCACTCCTACAACCTGATAATTTTTTTCAAGGAGTAAGTCCGCGAGATGGCTTCCATCCTGTCCTGTTACACCTGTAATAATTGCTTTCATTGTGGTCTCCCTTTTCTCCAGCTGGCTTTTGCATAATGTGTGCAATATCTTTCGTGGTTTTTTCTAGACCAGAACCAATGGTCTAATACTAAAGAATTTTTTATCTTGGTGGGTAGATCAGTCACTGAATATTTCATAGTTGTTCTAGTATAATCCTTAATGACTTTTGTGAAGTATTGAGGCCCATAAATATAGCATCTGCGCCTATTAACCTCTTCTTTATCCTTTGCGACGATACCCTCAGTTATTTGCGTTATGAGATCAGAATTAGTATGCACACCAAAAAAAGCATTAGTCAACCAGTTGGATTTAGGGTGCGGTTTTAAGAATACGTAATCTTTAGAGAAAAAGTCTCTAGGGATTGGCTTGTGGCACTCGATGTCGGTGTCAGAATAAAATCCACCAAATTTATTTATAATGTGTTGTCTCATGATGTCTGACTGATATGCGTAGATACCATCTCCTGCCTCAAAAGCCTTTATCGCCCCTTCACTAAAGTCTAGGTCCGATATATGTTTATCAGTCCATATTTTTATAGTAAGGTATGGGTTGTGTCGTTCCCAAGAAGAAATGTTCTTTATCTCATCTTCTGGCAACTTGCTGCCCAACCAAACAAAATGTAATACTTCAGGAATCATTTTTTATATCCTAAAATCCTAAAGTCTTCTTTATATACATTGTAAACCACATCTTTTGTTTTTTGATCATATAGAGACATGTAGTCATTGGGAGATCCTTTGCGTGTGCTAGTAGAGTTTAGATGATTTGAAATAATATCTAGCCCAAACAATCTCTTAAACTCTGAATTCAAGGACTCTTGGCGTATCACATGGTTTACGACGTAATCGTTATGCTTTACATACATATATTGTGGTGCTATGTGACTATGGGATATTCCTAAAGATTCTTGCTTTTCTACTTCTTTAGCTAAGAAATCAGTAACGAAGGTAGTAAAATCTTCTGAGGTTCTTCTTCTCATCTTTGCGTTGTATAAAAAGATAGAAACTAATCTTGTATATGGATGTCTGACAGAGCAACACGTTGTATATTTATGGAAATCTATTCTTAGCAAATTATAAAAATTAATACATGCATGTTGAAGGTACAAGGGTGGTATTCTTATACTGTGTTCTTCTTGAATTTTTTTAAACACATCTGACTTACTACGGCTTAATAGACCATACATAATCTTTAGACTAGGCTCACGCCAGTTTAGACTAGTATTACCCAAATAGGCTTTTTTTAAAGTATGCTCTATAGATGTACCTCCAGTTTTTGCTGGATGAAAATAAATTAGATTTTGGTTTGGAATAATCATTTTGTATTCTTTATAATAATATAAGCAATAGTTAATTCTATGGAAATCGCAATAAGCCAACAGGGTAGTATAACGAGAAGCGATTCGGGGTCCATGTGTTAATCCTTTACTGTGTCTGGTGTTAAGAAT